AATATTCAGAATGCCAGGCGGTGGCTGGTACAAAATCAAATCATCAGCATTTAAAGAATCTCTAAACGAAGGTGGAGCATATGGACATATGTCACATCCATTTGATGATATGGATTTAACTTTTGGTGATTTGAAAAATATCATTAAAGGAGCATTGACTGGTAAATTGGAATTGACGAGAGAAAAAACCGATGGACAGGCATTAGCAATCAGTTGGAAGAATGGTAGATTAATTGCAGCAAGAAACAAATCACATTTACAAAACGCCGGAGCTGGTGCAATGGGTATTGAAGATGTTGCTAGTAAGTTTGGTGGTAGAGGTGGATTAACCGATGCTTACAACTTTGCTATGAGTGATTTATCAAAAGCAATTGGTTCACTATCAGAACCACAAAAGAAAAAGATATTTAAAGATGGTGCTTGTTTTATGAATTTGGAAGTAATATACCCAACTTCGGTAAACGTAATCCCATACAACCAACCTTTGTTAGTATTCCACGGAACAATGGAGTATAATGAAGAGGGTGTTGCAATCGGAGAAGACCAGCAGGCAGCTAAGACATTAGCGGGAATGATTAAGCAAGTAAATCAGCATGTTCAATCGAAATATACGATACAAGGACCGCCAATGCAAAAATTACCAAAGAATGAAGATCTTTCTAAATTACAACCCAAATATATGGGTATGATTTCTAAACTCCAAAGTGAGTTTGGATTATCAGACAGTGATGGTGTGGGGGAATATCATCAGGCTTGGTGGACTGATTTTGTGGAAAAGAATGCAAAAAATTTAGATGCTCAACAAAAGATTGCATTAGTTAAAAGATGGGCTTTTGGAGATAAAAGTTTCCGAATTGCAACTATAACCGATGAGAAGATAAGAACTTGGGCTGATGGTGTTGATAAAAAAGACCAAGCTAAAATAGCAAAAGAAAACCTAATGAAATTCGAAGAAATATTTTTAGGTGTAGGTGCTGATGTTCTTTCATTTATGCAATCGGTATTAACCGCAAATCCAGCGGAAGCAACCAAACAAATGTTGACTAGATTAAACCAAACTATCGCTGATGTTAAAAAAGCTGGAGACCCTAAAAAAGTAGAAAAACTTAAATTAGAATTACAAAGATTAGAAGCATTGGGTGGGTTTGATAAGATTGTTCCAAACGAAGGTATTGTATTTGTATATAATGGGAACACTTATAAATTGACTGGCGCTTTCGCCCCATTGAACCAAATACTGGGATTGTTCTATTAGTAAAAAATTTCTGAAAACTAAAGTTATATATATTTATATATATAAACAATAATTTATGGCTAAAGAGTTTAATAAAAAATTCATGCATCCAACACGTAGAAAGTTGGTTGATATGGTGTTACATGGACAAGAATATGAAAAGGATACATTTGTATCTTTTGCAGGTGCTGAAGAAGCTAATGTAAGTAGAAAAGTTGGTGATAGATGGACTGATTCAAAGGGGGATACTTGGGAACAAAAAGAATTTGGTAAAATGAAAGTATCGGATTTATCAGATACAATGCAAGAAGTTAGACAGTATTTAAATAAACTAAATACTTGTAAATCATCCGATTGTAAAACAATAAAGTATGGTAGAGTTGATAAAAAACTTATTTCCAAAACCGGTTATTGCACACGATGTTTAGCTAAAAAAGAATTTGAAATAAAAGATGATGGGTTATGGGAGGCTTACGAAACATATAAAATAACTTCAAATATGATTGCTCATGGTATGGATGTGGTTGCAAAATTTAAGCAAGCCCATTCGGATGCTAAGCAAGAATATGAGGTTGTTGGTGAGGATGGTAAAATTGAAATGTGGAGAATGGAAAAGGATATTGATGAATTAAAAGCTGAAATTTTGGCAGATATTGAAAGATATGAATCAGAAATACAAGAAGCCGTTAAGTTAAGAGATGGTGCTTGGGAATTATTAAAAGATAAAAACTACGATTTAGTTACGGCACCAAATAATTAATTATGGCTGTTCAAAAGAAGAGTTTAAAGGAAATAATAGCTGAAGAGTATAAAAGGTGTGCAACTGATCCTATATACTTTATGAGAAAGTATTGTATGATTCAGCACCCAACTAGAGGTAAAATTCCTTTTCACCTTTTCCCATTTCAGGAAAAAACTCTAACACAACTTGCAGCTAATCGTTTTAATATAGTTCTAAAATCTCGTCAAACTGGTATATCAACTCTATCGGCGGGATATTCTTTGTGGAAGATGTTGTTCAACTCAGACTTTAATGTGTTGGTTATTGCAACCAAACAAGAAGTAGCAAAGAACTTGGTAACTAAGGTTAGAGTAATGCATGAATTACTTCCTAGTTGGCTTAAGGGTGGTTCTTTAGAAGATAACAAACTTTCCCTTCGTTTACATAATGGTTCTCAAATTAAGGCTATTGCTAGTTCTCCTGATGCAGGACGTTCTGAAGCCTTATCACTTCTTATATTTGATGAGGCCGCCTTCATTGATGATATCGATGATATTTGGGCATCTGCTCAATCTACTCTTTCAACGGGTGGTAGTTGTATCGCCCTTTCTACCCCAAATGGTGTGGGTAATTGGTTTCATAAAACATGGGTAGGTTCTGAAGAAGGTAAAAATCCATTCAATCCAATCAGTTTACATTGGACAGTTCACCCTGAAAGAGACCAAACTTGGAGAGATGAACAAACTAAATTGTTAGGTATTAAAATTGCAGCACAAGAGTGTGATTGTGACTTTATATCTTCAGGTGATACGGTAATAGACCCGGAAACTTTAATGTTCTACAAAGAAACATATTGTCAAACTCCGGTAGAAAAAGGATATATTGATAGTAATCTTTGGAAATGGGAATACCCTGATTTTAACAAATCATATATGGTTGTAGCGGACGTTGCCAGAGGTGATGGAGCTGACTTTTCAACTGCCCATGTAATTGATATTGATAGTTCAACTCAAGTTGCTGAATATAAAGGAAAAATTGAAACTAAAGATTTTGGTAACTTTTTAGTATCTCTTTCAACCGAATATAATGATGCATTGCTTGTAATAGAGAATGCAAACATTGGATGGGCTTGTATTCAACAAGTAATTGATAGAGGATATAAAAACTTATTCTATATGAGTAAGGATTTAAAATATGTAGATGTTGAACATCAAATGTCAAATAGATATAGAGCAGAAGAGAAAGGATTGATAGCTGGGTTTTCAACCACCTCTAAAACACGTCCTTTGATTATATCTAAATTAGATGAATATTTTAGAGAAAAATCAATTGTAGTTCGTTCTACTCGTTTAATCGATGAGTTGTTTACTTTCATATTTCATAATGGTAGAGCAGAGGCTATGAGAGGTTATAATGATGACTTGGTAATGGCATTTGCAATTGGATTGTGGGTTAGAGATACGGCTCTTAGATTGAAACAGCAAGGTATCAGTTTAACAAAACAGGCGTTGAGTGGCATTGCAACAAATACATTTGATGGTGTCTATGGGGGGTCTAATATGGATAGTAACCCATGGGCTATGAGGCTTGGTAATGGTGAAATTGAAGATTTATCAAAATGGATATAGTTTTATTACTTTTTTTGATATTTATATAATATATTTAACCATTCTATCAATATAAAATTATGATTAAGTTAATAAACCTTATAAAAGAAGATGAATACATAGATATTGCGTATTCAAAGGGTAATACTCCTATTGATAATCCAATTGATGATTATGATGAATTAGATGTTGAGCAAGAAGATATGGATGATTTCATAAACTTCTTAAAAGCATATTCAACTTCATTATCAGAAGCTAATTGTAATTGTGTATTTGAAGCAGAGTATCAGGGTAGAGAAGTGAAATTGGGTAAACCAATGCAGGGTGATGTTAAGAAGTTTAAGGTGTATGTTAAAAACCCTAAAACGGATAAAGTTGTTAAAGTGAACTTTGGACAGAAAGGGATGGTAATTAAAAAAGATAACCCTGAAAGAAGGAAGAGTTTTAGAGCAAGAATGAATTGTGATGAGCCGGGACCAAGAACAAAAGCAAGATATTGGAGTTGTAGAAAGTGGTAAACATATAAATAAAGGTTATAATATAAAAGAATAGAAAATGGCAGAGCAAAACGATGATAGGTCTTTTTTTGGTAGGTTAAGAAAACTTTTTTCAACAACTGCGGTAGTTCGTATTGATGATAAAGGTAGGAGAAAAGTAGTGGATGTTGATGAAAGACAAACCAATACGAACCTATTACAATTAAGAGATAGATACACTAAATTACAAAAATCGTTCTATGAAACGAGTGCAGGCGCTCAATCAATGGCATATCATCAAGTTCGTAGAGAACTTTTTAGAGATTATGATGCTATGGATAATGACCCGATTATAGCATCGGCATTGGATATATACGCTGATGAATCTACAACAAAAAATGAATTTGGTGATGTATTACAAATTCGTTCTTCAAATGAAAATGTAAAAGAAATCCTACATAATTTATTCTATGATGTAATAAACATAGAATTCAATTTATGGCCTTGGGTAAGAAACTTGGTAAAATACGGAGATTTCTTTTTAGGATTGGAAATAGCAGAAGGTAAAGGTATTATCAATGTAATTCCACAATCCATATATTATAGTGAGAGATTGGAAGGAGCAGATCCTAAAAATGCAAATTATGTGAAGTTCAAAGTTGAAATGGATAGAACAGGAAAGGGTGAGTGGGAAAATTATGAAATGGCTCACTTCCGATTACTTTCAGACACCAACTTCCTTCCATATGGTAAATCGATGATTGAGTCGGCAAGAAGAATTTGGAAACAATTATCTCTTATGGAAGATGCGATGTTAATCCATCGTATTATGAGAGCACCTGAAAAGAGAGTGTTCAAAATT